GCTGTAATACCAGTTACGTGATTTTTGTCACAGCTAATTCTAGTTCTCTTAGCGAACTCAACTTCTTTTCCGTTCTTGGTAGCCTTGATCTTATTTGTACCTGCTCTAGCAATGTTACCAAATGTGATAACTAAAGAAGAGTCAAAGTACATTGTGTTACCACCTTTGTTGTTTAAGGTAGGCTGCCCCATCGGTGAATCAGGCTTAGCTACCCATACCTTATTAACTGCTACTAGTGTGTTAGTATATGGTTGTGATGCTTTACGAGATAGTACAATACGCTGGTTAATGAAGTTACCAAACTGTTGTGACATGGCACCTGCATTCCATTCATTATTGTTCGTGCTTTTCTCAATTGACATTCTACAAGGAATTGATCCTACAGAATCCCAGAAGAAACAAATGTTGTAAGGAAGTGTGCCTCTCTTCTGTTCATCAAGAATATCAGCGATAAAGCCTGCTACGTCTTCAATACACTCTAGCTTCTCACGGTCAATATATAAGAAGAAGCCTTTGTAGTCTATAACTTCTCCAGTTGCTGGGTCTGCTACCTCTTCAAATTGAAAGCCCATCTCACGAGCGTGATTCCAATCCCACTTCATCTCCGTGGTAATAAATACAGGTAGTATTCCTAGCTTCTGTGCACTAACTGCAGCTTCAAGTAGTGCAGTTGTCTTACCAGTATCAGAGTGTCCTCTTAATAATGTAATGTGACCAACAGGAATTCCTGGAATTTGCAGTGTGTCTTGAAATGCTTGTGAAAGTGGTATCCAACTCTGTTCTTTGAAAACAACACCTGCAGAAAGGTTTTTACCCTTCTTGAACTTCTCTAGATCCATAGTGCCTTTTATTGCACTATTTATAGTACTATTTAATGATTGCTTTTCTTTTGCCATGTAAAAGTGCTTTATAATACACTATTTTGTGTATGTGTTAGGTAAAAAAACCCCGGCATAACCGGGGATTTTATTAGATATCAAACAAATCGTCAATTGCGGAGTCTACACTTGGCTTAGTTGTACTAAGAGTGTATTGATTAGATTCAGGTTGTTTAGAAACAACTTCATCTGCAGACTCTTTAAGATCTTCTTCTGGGTTCAAGTGCTTGAGTAAAGCATCTTTCATCTCATCATAAGAATATCTTTTGAACTGTGTTAAAGGATCAGGTTGATTCTCTAACCATTGTTTTACTTTGTCACCATCTTCTGATAGAGGCGTTGACTTAGTTCTAACACGTACAGTTGATGTGTTATACATAAGGCCTGTGGTTTCCTTTCCAGCAGTTTCAACTGTAATATCACGACCTTGAATAGGATCTGTGTAATCTCCTACGTCCTCATCTTCAGCAATAGACAGTAAGTCCATGTAGACTTGCTTACCAAACTCCCAAAGGCGAACACCTTTGTCTTCTTCTCCTCTAACAATTACAGGAGCGAATACACGCATTTTTGGTTCAAGCTTCTTGGCTAATTGCCAATTGTCTCTTTCACTAGACTTGCGAAGTCCTTGTGCAAATTCAACAATAGGATCTTTTTCACTGAAGTTAGTCAATGCCATCATGGATCTGTTATTGATACCATAGTGCATGTAAACCTCTTTGAAAGGATTCTGTTTATTAAACACAGAAGGTACAATGCGTACCGAGTGTTTACCCACGATTGGCCTCCAAATAGTTTGGGTGAGGTCTTTCTTTTGTCCTCCACGTGGATTCTGTAGAGCCGACAATCTTGATTTGATGACTGAAATGTCCATATATAACTGTTTTGGTAAATGTAATGATTGTTCTAGAACGGAAAAAATCGTTCTTTCTAGTTACACAGCAACTATCTTATGGATAGTAGTGTTCAACTTCTTGAGGTCGTCTCCTTGAGTCAACAAGATACTATTCTTGTAGTCGTTCCAGTTGATAATAAAAGATGTATCTAGTACGCCTTCATTCAACTTCTTGATCAAAGTGTTAAGAGCGTTGATAGTATAAAGAGTGTTTGACTCTTTCTTTCTATGGAGTAAGATAGTATTTGGGAGGATTTTGGTCTGGCCACCTTGGAGTTCAATGTTATATGTACACATGTACTCTTCTGATTCTGGTGAAGCCAAAACAAAGATTTTTTTATATAGGATAGTGTACTCTCTGTTAATTTCTCTCAGTGTGTCATCTAGACCATCTTTAGAGGTAAAAGTACAAAACAACTTATTCATAAGCGATTCAGCGGTAATTTCAATTATTTTTTGTTCTTGCATAACTTTATTGATTATAAATATTGATTATATTACTAGAAAGCATAGTTGGTGCCGTATTTGTGTCTTACGACCATTTGGTTGTTTTCTAGCACTTCTTTTATCTTTTTTAGTAGTGTTTTTCCATCTTCTTGACAAAAGTCAAATAAGAATGAATCGTAGGTGATTAAAATTAGTTTTGTCTTCTTTTTACTTAGAAGTTTATTTATCTCTAAGATCTTGTCAATGTTTTCTTTAGTCTCCAGATTCTGAATAATATAGTTAAACAACTTTAGCTTATTCATGCCAGGTAGCTTCTTCAAAATACGGCCAGTAGGTAGTACTGCTGCTTTATGTGCATTATACTTCTTCCACTCTTGATCAATAAACTCACTTAGGTGCTTAAAGAAGTCTATATGTTTGTATTGGGCTTCAATCCCTCCATACAGCTGCCTAAACGTAATAGTCTTTGATTCTTTATACTGCTCAGGAGTTAGCTCGTCCAGGTTGAAATATGCGCGCCCTAAATAGGTGTGCATAGACTCTTTTGTAGGCACAAACCCAATCAGTCTAGATATCAGCCTTAGGTGGTAGGCGTCAAAGTCAAACTCTACAAGAAAGTTATTTCTTGGAACAAAACACTGTCTAAAGTCTTGATCTTTAGGTATAGCTAGAAAATTAATACCGTTGAATGAGTTAGTAGGCCTAGCTGTTAAGTTATACAAGTTATAGTAAGAATAGATGATTGAACTATCTAGACTATACTCTGGGTGCTGGAACTGGAACTTGTTATGAAAGCATTTTAGGTCCACAGCAATACCTGCCTCTTCTACTTTCTTATACGCTTCAACAAGTCTGTCTTGTAGTTCAATGTCCATCTCAAGGTGGAAATAGTCTTTTACCATCTTGTACAAGCACTGACACTTTTCGTAGTGCTTAGCAATTGGTATGATCTCATTAATTGTTGGTAGTATAGGATACTTGATATAAAAGTCACGGTGGACCGGAGTGTTACATTCAAAAGAACTGTACTCATTGTTTTTGTCTAGACAGATAAACTGTACATCGATAGACTTAGGAAGGTCTAAGAAGTATGAGTGAAACTTCTTGTCTAGTAGATAGATCTTGTCGTGCTTTTGCAAGAACTGTTCTACTAATTTAATATCTAATGAAAAACCTTCTGAGTGGTTAATTACAAAGACGTAGCCTTTCTTACCATTATGATAATATACTAAGCTTACTTTACTTAACTTAGGGTGATAGTAATCGTTAGAAGTAACAATCTGAATAAACGCTTCATCTTGTAACTCTAGACGGTCTAGCTGCTCTTTATTTTCAATGATGAAATACATAACCTGTTATTAATCACAATAATATACTATTGTGTCGATAGTAAAAAAACTATCTATAGAGTAGGCCTAGCGAATTTAGAATACTCGCCTCCAATAAAATCAACTATGCCTAAAAATGTTTTATTTGCTGATTCAGTTAAACGCTGATTTGTTTCAATGATACCTGGTATAATATTGTACTGTGATTCACGCTTACTATTCAATGGGCCTGTTAACTTCCAAAGTATAGTTGTAGTTTGATAAATAGTAATATCGTAGTCTGCTGTACCGTTTACAATTGAGTTATACTCGTCTTGTGATATCTCTGTAACAAAACCACGCTCATTTTCTTTTTTAGTAAAGTAGCGAATGATATATCCTTTTCTATAATCTTGTTCAATAGGTTGTGGATAGTATGAATTAGGTTGACCTGGTATTCTTGGATTTGAAAGGGTAGAGGTTGCAACTCTTGTTTTATTTGCTAAGTCTCTTCTAGATTTTGAAGACAGATTAGAATTTTGTAAACCTGGTGCAGACGCATAGCTTCTGATTCTCTCTAAAGGTTCATTTAAACCTACTTCTGGAGTTGAACCTGTATATGCTTTACCATCATATGTTTCATAGTACTTGCCAGAATAAGGTTGGCCTTTCAACAAGAATTCGTCTCCTATTGTATTTAGGTTAGG